AGCGAACCGGTCAAGAAGGCCTCTACTGGTGACGTGGTGCAAGTCCGCGGCGTGGGCGCCGCTCGCGCTCGCAAGGCAACCATCTACTAAATCATGGCTACATCGGGCACGTCGAACTTCAATCTGGAGTTCGATGACATCATCACCGAAGCGTACGAACGCTGCGGCTATGAGAATCGGGACGGTTACGACATGAAGACCGCCCTGCGCTCGATCAACCTCATGTTTGCGGAGTGGGCCAACCGCGGGCTGAACCTGTGGACGATTGAACAGCGGCAGATTCCGCTGGTTGTTGGCCAGTACGAGTACACGCTGCCGGACGACACGGTGGACGCCCTGTCCGCGGTTATCCGCACCAATGCGGGTACCTCGAACCAGCAGGACATCACCATTGACCGGATTGGCTACGCCGAGTACCTGCACGTTCCCAACAAGAACACGCGGTCGCGCCCGGCGCAGTACTTTGTGCAGCGCACGGCCCCGGCCAAGCTGTTCTTGTACCCGGCGCCGGACGCTACGACCACCTACGAATTTCGGTACTACGTGATTCGTCGCATCCAGGACACTGGGGCGTACACGAACACCGCCGACATTTCGTTCCGGTTTTTGCCGTGCCTGATCGCGGGCCTTGCCTACTATCTGGCCATCAAAAAGGCCCCGGATCGCATCCAGATCCTCAAGTCGTTCTACGAAGAAGAGTTCTTCCGGGCTGCTACGGAAGACCGTGAGCGGTCCAGCTACTTCGCCGTCCCGACCTACACAACGAGGTAGTCATGGGCGCTGGGTTTGCATCAGGCAAGTTCGCGATTGCGCTGTGCGACCAGTGTGGCCAGCGATTCAAGCTCAACTCGCTGATCAAGGACTGGAGGGGCTTCAAGGTTTGCGACGAGTGCTACGAGCCCAAGCATCCGCAGTTGGAGCCCAAGCGCACGATTACCGAGCCGCAGGCCTTGTATCAGCCCCGTCCTGAAGCGACAATGGGCGTGACGGTATTCGTGGGGTTCACCGTGGACACTTCGTTTGCCAGCATTGGCATGATGCCGATGCCTTACGCAAAACCGCTGTGGGCGGATGCAATTCTTGGATCGGTTCAGACGAGCATCACATGAACTACGCTCAACTCACTGCGGCGATCATTGCGTACACCGAGAACCAGGACACCTCGTTCGCCGCGGAGATCCCGGTGTTTGTCAAACAGGCTGAGCAGCGTATCTATAACACGGTCCAGCTTGCCAATCTTCGCAAGAACATGGTGGGCACCACCTCCAACGGCAACAAGTACTTGTCTGCTCCAGACGACTACTTGTCCACGTATTCATTGGCCGTGGTGGATGCGCAAGGCAACTACACCTACCTGCAGAACAAAGACGTCAACTTTATTCGGCAGGTCTATCCGTCTGCGACGTACACAGCCCTGCCCAAATACTACGCCATCTTCGGCCCCGCCGTGAATGGTGCAACGATCACAAACGAACTGACATTTATTCTGGGCCCCACCCCCAACGCCAACTATCAGGTAGAGCTGCATTACTACTACTACCCGACGTCGATTGTCGATGCGGGCACAAGCTGGCTGGGGGACAACTTTGATTCTGCGCTGCTGTACGGGTCGCTCATCGAGGCCTACACCTACATGAAGGGCGAGGCCGACATGATGGCCCTCTACAACCAGAAGTACCTGGAAGCCATGGCGCTTCTGAAGAACCTGGGTGACGCCAAGCAGCGTGGCGATGCCTACCGTGATGGTCAGGTGAAGTTGAAGGTCCAGTAAGATGATTACTGCAGGCCTGACCAACAGTTTCAAAGAGCAGCTCCTGCTGGGCGTCCATGACTTTGACACGGACACCTTCAAGATTGCGCTCTACAGTTCCTCTGCCATCTTGGGCCCAGACACGACGGTCTACACCACGACAGGGGAGATCAGTGGGACCGGGTACATTGCTGGGGGCGAGCCGCTAGTCAACGTCTCGGTGCAACTGGGCCTGGGGATCGCGTACGTGTCTTTTGACAATCCGACCTGGATCGCTTCGACGTTCACGACCCGCGGTGCCTTGATCTACAACGCTTCCAAGGCAAATAGGTCAGTTGCGGTGCTGAACTTTGGAATAGACCAGACCACGCTAAGCCAGAGTTTCCAGATCCAATTGCCCCCGAACAATCCTGAAACCGCGTTGATTCGCATCATCTAGGAGCTTGAATGGCAACCGTCTTTACCACCAAAGGTGATATGGATGAATCCCTCCTTGAGAAGAAGGAAGGGTTTGTCGATAATGACAACGAATACACCACCTGGGTGGAGTATTGGCACGAAGGTGAACTTGTGCACCGGTCGGTGCATGTTCAGTTGAAAAAGACGCCCGCTGTTGGCGTTGTAGCGGCATCATTTGAATAAGGAGCCTTGAAATGGCAAACACCCAAGCAATGTGCACGTCGTTCATGCAAGAACTGATGACGGCCACGCACAACTTCACCACCGGCACGGGCGACACCTTCAAGGCCGCTCTGTATCTGGCATCTGCTACATACAACGCAAGCACCACGGCGTACAGCACGACGGGTGAAGTGACGGGCACAAACTACTCCCCGGGCGGTATCACGGTGACCAACGGCACTTCGCCGCTGTCAACCAATGCTTCTGCTACGGCAGGTGTTGCGTACTGGACCCCCACGTCGAGCCTGACCTACACCAACGTCACGCTGTCCACGGCGTTTGATGCGGTGCTGATCTACAACTCGTCCAAGTCCAGCAAGGCTGTCAGCGTGCACACCTTCGGCTCACAGACCGTGACCGCAGGCACGTTCACTCTGACGATGCCTTCCAACACGACTTCGACTGCTCTGCTGCGTCTGGCCACGACCTGATCCGGCTCTTCTAAAGGAGTCGGATTGTGCCTACCGCATGGGGTAGTGGCACCTGGGGCAGCGGCGCATGGGGCGGACTTGGTGAAACCCTAACAGGCGTCGAGGCCCAAGGTGCCGTTGGTTCTGTCGCTGGGCAATCCATAACGGTTGCCCTGACGGGCGTCCTTTGCCATCCTGATGTTGGTGGGGTAGACCCCTTCCCCAATCCAGAGATTCAGGAAGTTCACGCCAACGGCTACGTTGGCACGATGATCCCAGAGGTCATCTACGAAGTTGCAATCTCAGGGGTCAGCGCATCGGGCGCTGTTGGAACCGTCTCTGCTGATACGGCTGAGAATGAAGATGGCGTCATTGCCTACGGCAATACCGGCACAGCCGCGCCCGAAACGACTGTTGCTCTGTCTGGTGTTTCTGCCACCGGCGCGGTGGACACGGTCATCTATACCCGTGGCGCAAACATCACGGGAGTCGCCGCCAACGGCGCAGTTGGCTCGGTATCTGAAGAAACCTCGGTCGCGCTGTCTGGCGTTGGAGCTTCTGGTGCGGTTGGCTCAGTAACTGCTAGTACGGCAGAAAACGAAGACGGCGTTGTAGCAAACGGGGCAGTTGGCTCTGTTGGATCAAACATCACTGTTGCCTTGTCCGGTGTCTCTGCTTCCGGGGACGTGGGCACGGCAGTCTTTAATTGGCAGGCCGGTAGCGTAGAAGCAACTGGCTCTGTTGGCACTGTTTCAACGGGTGAGCGCACTGTGGCGCTCACGGGCGTCGCCGGTCAAGGTCTGATTGGCGATGAAGTCCCGGTCAAGGCCGTGGCAATCTCAGGTGTGTCTGCATCCGGGGCGGCAGGAAACGTCGCCGTTGGTGAGCGACTCGTGGCAGTCACCGGTTGTCAGGCGATGGGTAATGTTGGAAACTTCGGGGTGTTCTACTGGAGCCTGATTGACGACGCTCAGAACGCCAACTGGACTTTAGTAAACACGGAATAGGAGCATTAGATGCCCACCTCATACACCTCTCTCTTGGGCTTCGCCCTCCCGGTTACCGGAGAACTGTCGGGCACCTGGGGCGACACGGTCAACGACTACATCACCAAGTATGTAGACTCGGCGGTTGCCGGTACTCAGACCATCAGCGGTTCCCAGACGGCGGTGACGCTCACGGTTACCAACGGCACGACGCTGACGCAGGTTGGCTCAGGCTCTTCTGGCTCTGCCCAGTACGCGGTGATCAACTGCACGGGCAACCCGGCAGGTCTTCTGACCATCACTGCTCCGGCCTCAAGCCGTCAGTACCTGATCATCAACGCAACCTCAACTTCACAGTCCGTCAAGATCGTAGGTACAGGCCCGACCACGGGCGTGACAATGGTGTCTGGTGAAAGCGCCATCGTTGCTTGGAACGGCAGTGATTACGTCAAGGTTGCATCAAGTGCTGCTGACGGCGTAACGACTTTCAGCGCAGGCACTACGGGATTCACGCCCTCAACCGCTACTTCTGGTGCGGTTACTTTGGCGGGAACTCTCGCCACTACGAACGGCGGTACCGGGCTTACCTCGTTTACGTCTGGTGGCGCTGTCTATGCGTCTTCGACCTCAGCCCTGACCACAGGTACGCTGCCCGTTGCATCTGGCGGTACTGGATTGACCTCTGGCTCTTCCGGCGGTTTGCTGTATTACTCAGCAACAAACACCCTGGCAAGTTCTTCTACTTTGTCGGCCAACGCACTCATGGTTGGTGGCGGGGCCGGTGTTGCGCCTACTACGATCACGACGGGTACAGGGGTTGTCACAGCCCTCGGAGTGAACACGGGGTCAAGTGGGGCGTTTGTTGTCAACGGCGGTGCCTTGGGCACACCGTCTAGCGGCACGGTCACCAACCTGACTGGCACTGCATCTATCAACATCAACGGCACGGTTGGTGCGACCACTCCGACTACCGGCGCGTTCACTACGGTGTCTGCATCGGGTGTGGTAACAGTGTCTGCCGGTTCCGTCAGTGCACCTGCGATTATTCCCACAGGCGATACCAACACTGGCATCTTCTTCCCGGCAGCAGATGAGATCGCGTTTGCTGAGGGTGGAGCAGAGCGGTTGCGGATTACTTCCGCAGGTTTTGTTCGCCCAGTAGCCTACGCCGACACGGTCTCTGCCCTGGGTAACACCGGGACGGCCACGACCATCAATCTGTTAAACGCCAACGTGTTTACAGCCACGCTGACCGGCAACTGCACGTTCACGCTGTCCAACGCCATCGCCACGGGCTCGTCTTCGTTCACGTTGGTCTTGACGAACGACGGCACAGCCGGTAGAACTGTGGCTTGGTCCGGCGGTAGTTTTGTTTTCCCCGGCGGGGCAGCGTCCCTGTCTCGTACAACCACGGCGAACGCCGTCGATGTTTGGGTTTTCTTCACCCCGAACGGAGGCACGACGTGGTACGGCAATATCGCCATGAAGGACATGAAGGCTTAATAGGAGCACAAAATGGCATTGGATGCACAACAGCAGTTTCAGATGGATATGGAGGCCACTCGCCACGCCAACCAAATGGCGGCAGAGGCCAAACGGGCAAAACTGGAGGCCGTGCGGCTTGCCAAGGAAACTCTCATCGAGAACGCCCGCAGCAAGCCTGTGGACACTCGTGAAGTGACTGCGGCTGACATCACGGCTTTTGCTGCTGCCCTTGAGGCGTATGTAAACGCCTGATGGAAGGCTTTGCCTACTTCCCGGCTATCGTCTACCGAGATGAGCGGCCCGACTTGGCTGAGAAGGTTCTGCCAACATGCATCCAATACTTGGATCAAGTTCGCAAGCCCGAGTGGCCGATGTCTCAGTCCGCCCATCTCGCGCACGATCCTGCCTTCAGGGAAGTGGCAGACTACCTTCTGCTGTCAGTTGTAGACCTGCTTCGTGGTCAGGGCTACGCGGTAGACAAGTACGACTTCTATCTCTCCGGCCTCTGGGCGCAGGAGATCAATCGAGGCGGCGGCACCAATGTGCATGTCCACAAGAACAGCCAGATGTGCGGATGGTTCTTCCTCGAAACCCCGCAGGGTGGTGCGTATCCGATCTACCACGACACCCGCATGAACAAGTCCATGATCGAACTGGATTTCGTGCAGGGTTCAGAGGTCAGCAACGCCACCAACAACATCCACTTCAACAACATGGTGCCCGGCACCGTGATGTTTGGAAACTCGTGGATGCAGCATCAACTGACCGGCAGCAACGCCGACACCCCGACGCGGTGCATTCACTTCATCGTGTCCCACAAGGAGCGCCCGTGCAGCACGTGCTGACGCCTTACGCCACCGCCATTGAACCATTTGTTTGGTGGGAGGGGGGCTTTACGGAACAGGAACTGAACTGGCTCCAAGAGCAAGCGCAGAAGGCCGATCAGCAGGCTCAGGTGGGCGGCGATCCGCAGGGTGCGAACTTAGCGAAGATTCGCCGGTCCCAAGTGTCCTGGCTGAACAAGAACCAAGACACCGCCTGGGTATTTGAAAAGTTGGGGCACATTGCCTCATCCCTCAACGCTCAATACTTCCGGTTTGACTTGACGGGCTTTGGTGAGTCCGTTCAGTTGACTAACTATGATCAATCAGAACAGGGGATGTACGGATGGCATCAGGACTACAACGCCAAGGCCAGTCGGAAACTCAGTCTGGTCCTGCAACTGACCGACCCGAGCCAGTACGAGGGGGGAAACCTTCAGATTATGACTGGTGGTCAGCCGCAAACCGTTCGCAAACAGCGGGGTCTGGTGGCGGCATTCCCTTCGTATGTACTTCACCAAGTAACCCCCGTAACAAACGGTAACCGTCAAACTCTTGTGGCTTGGGTTTCTGGCCCTGCTTTCCGATGAACGCCGAATACAAAGATTTCATCGCCATCTACCGGGATGTGTACCCGGAGGGATACTGCCAACACCTGATCAAAGAGTTTGATCGTTTGGTGGAGTCTGGTGCGGGCATTAACCGTCAGCGGGGTGAGGGCGTTCTTAAACATCGCAAAAACGATATGCAGTTGGGGCTGAATCTTGGTGTTCACTCTGCTCAAGATTTCAACGGCACTTCGGCCACCCGGATGTTTTTTGATGGTCTTCAACGATGCTACGACGCCTACACCGAACAGTTTTCCGTACTTAGAGAAGGCAAGATAACCGGCACCGCCATGAAGATGCAGCGCACCGACCCTGGCGGCGGCTATCATGTTTGGCACGGCGAGCAGGGTAATGGCGATCACGCCGAGCGCGTGCTGGTATATATGCTATACCTCAACACATTGACCCAAGAAGAGGCCGGTGAAACTGAGTTTCTTTATCAGCAGCGCAGGTTGCAGCCCACTGAGAATACTATGGTGCTCTGGCCCGCTGCATTTACGCACGCCCATCGTGGCAATACTGTTTTTGGTGAACGCAGCAAGTACATTGTGACTGGTTGGTTTTACTACGAGTGAGGAAAAAATGCCCGCAGGAACACCAAAAATAACTATGTTTGGGGGTAAAACTATTACCCCCGGAGGCTCGCAAACATTTAATGCCTCTGGAACTTTTACATCTGGCGCAAATGTAACAAAAGTTTCTATCACTGGAAAAGGTGGCGCTGGCAACCCAGGAAACCCAGGAAATCCAGGATCAATAGGAAGAGGTGGATGCGGAGGCGGCGGTAGCGGGGTGATTATATTCACCACTTGTTATCCGTGCGGAACAGAGGCGTATTTTGGTGGACCCCGTGGAGGTGGCGCTGGGGGTCCCCCATCGAATAATGGGACAAACGGCAATCCAGGCGGCACTTCTTCGGGACTTGGCTATAACTTTACTGGCGGTGCCGGAGGCAACGCTGGCACCAAAGGCAATGAAGGGAACCAAGGCGGGTGCGGCGGCAACGCGGGATTTGGGTACATTTGGGGTGTTTGCTTTCCAAACGGGACGCCCGTTAATGGTGGCGGCGATCCAGGCGCAAGCCCAGGGGGCGCTCCTGGCTACCCCGGTGGCGATTGTTTTGGCGGTGGAGGTGGAGGAGGTGCAGGGGTTTGCAATCCCGGGGCCTCGGGCGTTAATCCGCGTGCTGGCGGTCTTGGAGGTAATCCGGGCGGTGGCAATGGCGGAACTGGTGCAATAGCGGGCCCTGGCTGTGGTGGGGGCCCTGCAAACGTAGCGGGCGGTGGTGGTGGTGGTGGTGGTGGCGCGCATGTTAACTTGGGGTATGGTTTGGGGTATTCAAGAGGCGCGGGCGGTGGCGGTGGTGGTGGTAGAGGAGGCCCCGGAAATGCCGGTACTGCTGGCAATCCAGGGAGTTCTGCATCTACTAATACGGTAAACTGCGTAACTGTATCTCCAAATACAGGATACCCGATTACTGTTGCGTCGAGTGGGCAAATCGTTATTAATTGGAACCCACAATGAATAAACGAGATTTAAAAGCAGCAAAACACGAACTCGATAAACACCATCTTACCGAGGCAATTAATCGTGCTCGGTCAGTTACGGTGGGAACTTCCTTTGGCGGCACCAATGAGATCACTATGCGGCGCATAGATGGGCTATTTACATACGCCGTGTTGCAGCCCGTTGAAACTATAGAACTAATTCATCAATTGGCCGCTGGTATTGGATGCCATATCCATATAGTACCAAGAAAAGACTTTGGCAGTTGGAGAGACTGGAAGTATACAGAGGAAGAGTTGGCACATTACCGTGGTGTTCAGCCTTTTCCTGGCGTCGGGCACCCGCCTCACCCAAACGATCTTTCTGTTCATGCTGAAAAAGGGCGAGTGCTTCCAGCCCCCAACCAACAGCCCGGACTTCAACCCGCTTTAATGGCAAGGAGTGAATCAAATGAGCAAACTGTGGCAACTCAAAAAACTGTCGGACGGAAGCGCACTAAGCGAGCCGCAGCCGCTGCCTGAAAACTGGGGTCCAATCTTCGGCCTTCACGGCTTCATCGACCAGATTGGTGACCTGTCGTGGTTGGGCGAGTCCTACAACGACCAGGGATGGGTTGAGGTAGGTGATGCGCCTCCCGGCCCCGCTACTTCGTCTGCCGCCGAACTTGCATGGGATCGCGCCAAGAAAATGTTGGCTGAATCCGACTGGTCGATGCTGCCGGATGTGCCGATGACGGCGGGCAACAAGGCGCTGTGGGTTGAGTACCGCCGCGCTCTGCGCGAGATTCGTCTTCAGGCAGGCTTCCCAGACAACATTCAGTGGCCGAAAAGTCCAGAATGATCAAAGTGTGGGATGCTGATGTGCCGTGCAGCGTTTTCAAAACGCGAGTTGGCAATCATCACGAGGTAAAAAATAGGGTTTTAGACCTTATTTCTTCTTGTGGCATTCCACACAGCGCGATAAATGGGGACCAAATAAGCAAGACTGATTGGTATTCAAAAGAAAATCAGCCGTACCTAGGTCTAATTGAGCCAGTATTGCGACAGCATGTTGAGCGCATTGCAAAAAAATTAAATGTAAACGCTTTTAACATTACACATGTTTGGTTTCAACAGTATAAAACAGATGACCGTCATAATTGGCACATGCACCCAGAATGTATGTTTTCGGGAGTGTACTATTTAGAATTGCCAAATGATTCAGTTGGCACCTCATTTATGCACATGGGAAAAGAGTTTACGCTTAATGTATCTGAGGGAGAAATAATAATGTTTCCTTCTTTTTTGCTTCATCGCTCAAAACCAAACACTTCAAAAAATAATAAAACTGTTATTGCTTTTAACTTTAATGCATTTCCCGGATAGAAAGTTATGTTCGCATGCACAAGTACACGATCCGGTTCAACAAGTCACGCGGACAGCCGGGTCGTGGCTCCATGCTCCACGTCTGGCGCGTGTTTGAGGGCAACAAAGAAATCCTTGCCAAGCACGTCAGAATTGAAACCCGGTCATGGACTGAGTTGGATGAAAACGGGCAGGACTACAACATCGCGTGCCGTGGGCGCATGATGTTCTTTGAGGACACCGACACGGTGGTGATCACGGAGTAAATCATGGCATGGTCAGACGTACTCAAGGCAGTTATCCCCATCGTGGTGGCTGCGCTCGCTTGGCTCCTGGGTCAAGTAGCGTCCTTCTCTGAGCGTCTGACCAAGATCGAAGGGCAGATGCCCGCGCTCATCACCAAGGAAGGCATCCCGACTGACAGCCCGATCAGTGCCGAACGCAGGGCTCTTATGAAAGAGCAGTTGATGGTGCAGATCAACGAACTTCAGGTTAAGGTCAAACTGCTTGAGGAGCGCGAGCGCATTGCCAAGGGGAACAAGTAGTGTATGGAACCCATCACCGGCATCCTGGCGGCAGTATCCGCCGCTAATGCTGCGTTCGGTGCAGTAAAGAAACTCGTCGCCACGGGCCGCGAGATACAGGACGTTGCCGGTCAGATCGGCAAGTGGTATGGAGCCTTCGGAGACTTCAACCGCCTAGCCAATGAGAAGGCCAACAAGAAGCCTTCGGTCTTCAAGCGGCTGCTGCACGACGACAGCGTTGAGCAGGAAGCCTTGCAGATCACGATGCACAAGCAGGCGCTGATCAAGCAGGAGTACGAACTCAAGATTCTGATCGTCGCTCACTACGGTGAGAGCGTTTACAACGAGATGATCATGGAGCGCATCCGACTCAAGAAGGAGCGCGAGAAGAAGGAGCGTGAGCATCGCCTTCGGCAGCAGGAGTTCATGCTCAATGTGAAGTACGGGGCAGGCATTGCCTTCGTGGCGACCGCTCTGATTGGGGTGGGTTACTACTTACTCGACAAGGTACAGCAATGAGTTTCAGGAAGCCGCCGGAAGGCGCAAGCCGTTCAGAGAGGGA